GGTCTCTCCCGCCTCCGTTTGTTGCCGGGACGACGTACTACGTTGTAAACACATCAAGCTATACGTTTAACCTAGCAGCAACTTCTGGCGGCACGGCTATCTCTGCAATCGGCAGCTCTCAGGCTGGATCTCACACAGTTACCGCCAAGGCAACTTCCACGGTGACCAATGGCGGCGGCACAGTTCAGGCTGTTTACCAAATCAACATTGGTTCAGAGATTGCTGTGCCTATTACCGGTTGGGGCGCTGGAGAATGGGGCTTTGGAGAGTGGGGGATTGGGACTACTTCTAACCAAGCATTGAGGCTTTGGAGCCAAACAAACTTTGGTGAAGACCTTGTTTTTGGACCACGGAACGGCAAGCTCTATTACTGGGATGCCAGCGTTGGTGTCTTTGGCACAACGGCTTCTATTACCATCGCCAGCCCTGCGGTGATGACGACAGGATCGGTTTTAACCGATGGCATGGCAATCACCCTAACGACCACGGGAAGTCTTCCTACGGGGCTTCTACCGGGGGTTGTCTATTATGTGGTCAATGCCTCCGGGGTAACCTGTAACCTAGCCGCCACGGCAGGTGGAACGCCTATCAATACATCCGGAAGTCAATCTGGAACCCAGAGAATCTCTACCAGAGCGATTGCCGTAGAGGACATGAGCGGCGCGTCTAATGTCCCGCTCAAGCAAAACTATCTGACGGTCTCAGACATTAGCCGGTTCACCTTCTGCTTTGGCTCAAATGATTATCTTGGAACAACCTTTGATCCTATGTTGATCAGGTGGTCTGACCAAGAGAGTGTCACAAACTGGACTCCCTCTGCGACCAATCAGGCAGGTAGCGTCAGGCTTTCTCATGGGTCTCAGATTGTTACTGCCCTCCAGAGCCGACAGGAAATTCTGGTCTGGACAGACACATCGTTATATTCCTTGCAATACCTTAATCCCCCGATTGTCTGGGGCACCCAATTACTTGGCGACAACCTCTCCATCATCGGGCAAAACGCTACGGCATTAGCCAGCGGCGTGGCTTTCTGGATGGGTGTGGATAAGTTCTATAAATACGACGGTCGAGTACAGACCCTGCGATGCGACCTCAGGAAGTTCATTTACAGCGACATTAATCTAGATCAGGCAGACCAGATATTTGCTGGAACCAATGAAGGCTTCAATGAAGTCTGGTGGTTCTACTGCACATCAGGATCAACCGTGATTGACCGGTACGTCGTTTACAACTACGTAGAAGACATCTGGTACTACGGCGACCTTGGAAGAACAGCGTGGCTTGACTCCCCATATCAACAGGGACCGTTGGCAACCACCTATATTAACAACACTGTAATCCACGAGATCGGCAACGATAATAAAGAGACAAGCTCAACGCAGCCTATTGAGGCATACATTAATTCTGCGCAGTTTGACTTGGATGACGGGCACAACTTCTCCTTTGTTTGGAGGGTTCTGCCAGACATTACCTTTGTGGGATCGACCGCCGATAGTCCAACCGCGACGATGTATTTAAAGCCATTGAAGAATTCAGGCTCTGGATATACCACCCCGCCATCGGTGGGAGGCTATGCCAGCCATTCGGTTACAAGGACAGCGACTATTCCTATAGAAGAGTTCACGGGGCAGATTTACACGCGGGTCAGAGGCAGGCAGATGACGCTAGAGCTTCGGTCTACCAACATTGGTGTGGCATGGCAGCTAGGCTCCCCACGACTTGACATTAGACCTGATGGGCGCAGATGAGTACTCAAATTGTTACTACGGAATCAGTGGAACTTTATTCCACCAAGGCTCCTGCATTGCCGTTTGCGCCAAATGAATACAGCCGGGAATATCACAACCAGCTAAACAGTATTCTGCGTTTGTACTTTAATACACTTGATAACTTTTTGGCGCAGCTTATGGCTAACTCATCGACACTACCCATCTCAATCGGGGGCACCAATACGGATGCCTTTGGGCGGCTTCGAGTAAGTCAGCCATACACCCTGTTTGACAGCCAGAACAGATACGCGGCTGACAATCAATTTGATATAGCTACAACCGGGACAGGCACAACTTCCTTCCTTTCTAATGAAGCAGCGGTGCAGATGCAGGTGACCGGCGTAGGTGTCGGATCTGTTGTCAGGCAGTCTTATCGGAGTTTCCCCTACCAGCCCGGAAAAGGCTTATTAATTCTTGCCACCTTTGTAATGGATGGGAACGCCAGTACAAATCTTACGCAGCGTGTGGGCTACTTCAACACTCAGAACGGGGTGTTCTTCCAACGTGTGGATGGTGTGTATTCGTTTGTCTTGCGTTCAAGCTCTACCCCAAATCCGGGAACCCCTAGCGATATACGCACGGTCAATCAAGATGATTGGAATGGCGACAAGCTAGACGGCACAGGTGCAAGCGGTCTTACGTTAGATCCTTCCAAGGCACAGATTCTGTGGATGGACTTTGAGTGGTTGGGCGTAGGGTCTGTTCGTTGCGGCTTTATTATCAACGGCGAGTACATCGTTTGCCATACATTCAATAATGCCAACGACATCACATCCGTTTACATGACCACGGCGATTTTGCCTATTAGATATGAGATCACAAGCTCTTCAGCAATAGCGGCTTCAATGAAGTCTATTTGCTGCTCGGTGGTTTCTGAGGGTGGTTTTGAGCAGACATCGATTGACCATGTAGCGCGACGCACAACAGCGTTTTCCAACATTGATACAGCGGCAACCTTCTACCCGATTGTGTCGATTCGTCTTGCCTCTGGCAGAACAGGTGCGGTTGTATTGCCAAATCGTGTTCAGTTTCTACCCCTGACTTCCCAGAACTATGAGGTGGTTCTGTTAAAGAACCCAACCTTAACGGGAGCAACATGGGCTGCTACGGTTCCTTCAGACAGCAATGTTGAATACGATATTGCCGCTACAGCAATTTCTGCCACAGGAAGTATTGTGCAAACAGATTACGTGACCAGCACGGGAAGCGGCGGGGTTTCGCAAACCAGTGCGCCAACGGGATATAACTGGGACTTGCAGCTAGGCGTGTCATTAACTAGTGTGAGCGACATTTACACGTTGGCAGTCAGAACAGTAGACGGTGCGACCAAGGGCAGTGGACTTGGGTCGATCTCTTTCTATGATTTAACGCAATAGGTTTAAACATGGCATATACCGCCGTCAAACTGGCAGATGTACAAAAGGCAATCACTGCCGTTACTACTGCTCAGAACAAATACAACCTAGCAGTAAAGAACTCGTCTTCTTCTAAGACTACGCTGGCGAATGCCCAGAAAGCTAGAGATGAGGCTTTGTCTAAGCTTCAATCTTTGCAAGACAACATCGATAAATCAATAAAGAGTGACTCTAGATATACCAGCGCATCATCTGCTGTTCAAAAAGCCCAAGAAGCTTTGGATAAGGCTAGGCAAACCTTAGACTCTAAAAGCTATCTTAATAACAATACTTCTTATCAAAACTCAGTTAAAACTTTTAAAGAGGCTGAAGAAAAGCTGCGTCAGGCTTATCAATTTAAAGATTCTGGTGATTTTCTAAAGAACAATTCTGCGTATCAAGATTCTGTAAAAAAACTTACCCAAGCAAATGAAGCTTTAAAAAAAGCCGAAGATTACAGAAATAACTCAAGGGATCGTTATAACAACGATTCAGACATAAGAAGCAAAAGAGAAAAGTACGAGGAAGCCCAAAGAGCTATTGATCGTGCTTGGGATGCTGTGCGTAATTCCAGCAAGGAACAAGAACGCGCTAACGAACAAAAATGGGTTAATGCAAGAAACGAAGCCGACAAACGAGGGGCTGAACTTCAGAAGGCAATAGAAAACTCTGATTCTAAAGCAGATCAGATGGTAAATGCCGCAGTAAAAACTCGCGATCAAGCAGATGTTGCTGTTAATAATGCAAGATCAAATGCAGAAAAAGCTGCGGAAACATCAATATCAAATGCAAATAGAACAAGATCTACTGCCGAATCCGGAATGAACAAAGCCGAACAGGCTGCTAGGACTGCGGCAGAAAGTTCTTTTAATACTGCCCAAAAAACTTACGATACATCTAATTCCAATTTAGACAAGCTTTACAACACAATCCAAACAGAAAAGAATGCCGCAATAAAAACAGCGCAGTCAACTTTTGACAAAGCAGACTCTGCCTATAACAAAGCAAATGATTCTTATCAAAGTTTGGTTGACAGTTTTAATCCTTTGTTAGAACAAAGGAACGAGGCAATAAACAATGTAGGAAACTACATCAATGACATCAAGGGAAGTCTTGGTGATGTTACCAAGTTTGCTGATGCCAAGTCAGTACAGACTCTTCTGGGTCAGATACAGACTGCCGTTAAAAACACCAAGCTTGATGATCTTATTAAGCCAGTAACATCCATGATTTCAGAGATTGATCCTCTGAAAATGGCGAATATTCCTACGGTTAATCTGCCCAAAGCCAATCCTGATTACTTTACAAACATTGACCAAAGCACAGGACTTCCACTGCTTGATCAGGGTGCGCTGGATTCTGTGCTTAATAAATACAAGAGCGACACCCTTAACAAAGATCAATATCGAGACAACTACAATGCGTTTGGTTGGAACGTAAAGTCTGACGGATCTTCTGTTGCCCGTGGGGCTGCAATCTTTGGTTTGGAAAAAACGACTTCCCCTATGGGTGGAGGAGTTTCTTACACCGGGGACTTTAAAAAGGCGGCAGAACAAGCTGGCGTTGATATATCTGGTCTTAAGACTAATGAGGAAAAGTACAACGCTATCAATGATGCAACCAAGGATTTTTACGTTGTTGCCAATGCGCTTGATAGGACTGGTGCAGGAGCCAATCAAAAAGCCCCTCATGCTGCTATTTTGTTTAAAGCAGACGGTAGTGGAAACCTAGTCCCTGTTACCAAGCCTAATGGTCAACTTGCTGCCAACTATTTTGATGCGGTGGGCGTTAGCCATGCGGGATGGAGAGGGCAGCTTGCTGAACTTGCTCCTGTAATCCAAATTGCTTCTTTGGTATTTGCCCCGCAGCTTGGTCAAGCTCTTTCATCTGCATTAAGTGGTATTCAAGTTGGTACAGCAGCAGCAGTTGCTCCTACCGCATTTACAGTAGGCGCTCCAGCAACTGCGATTACTTTAGGTCAGGTTGTTGGTCAAACCGGTATATCTGCGCTCACAAGCTCCATCATGAATGGCGGCATGGCTGCACTTACAGGTGGTGATGTAAGCAAGGCTATGCAAGCTGGATTGGTAAGCGGCGCTGTTTCAGCCAATACCTCTGACATTGCAAAAACCGTCATGGGCGGCGGGGCAACAGGGGAAGCTAACATTAAAGAGTTGGCAAGGATTTCTAATCTGTCTGTAGATCAAACAGAGAAAATCATTGCAAGCGGCGTGACCAGTGGACTTGCCTCTACCATTTCAGACCCATCCAACATTGGTGAAAACATTGCTTATAGCATTGTTGGAAACTTTGCTTCAGAAGAAGCCAAGAACTTTATTACAGGCAGAATAGATCCTAAAAGTTTAAACGGGCTGGAGACATTTGCTAGTAACGCAGCAGGTGTCGCAGCAACTGCTGCTGCCCGTGGTGATGACGTAGTAAAGGCATTAGAGAACGCAGGTAAGTCTCTTGCAATTAATGCCGCGAGGGCACAAAAGAATTATGTCCCGCCGGTTGGATCTGGAGCCTCTGGGTTTCCTCTTACACAAAGAAATGCAGATGCAGAAATACAAGATTACTACGATGCAATTATTGCTTCTGATTTTGATGAAAATGCCGTCGAGCAAATAAAACAGGCAATACCAAATATCTCAAATGAAGATGCTTTAAGGATTGCTCAAAGTTTATCTGGTAATTACGCAAAATTTTTGCAAGATACGCAGATTGGACCTGCCACGGCAGAATTAACTGGCGAACTGCAAACTCAACTTAAGACTCTTCAACCCGGAACAGAAAACTTTAACAGGGACTTTAACAGACTTGTTGAAAAGGAAATCGACCTAGGCAATGAAGGAAACTTTAGAAAAAATGATGACGGCACGTTAGTAAATGTCACAAACCCAAAAGTTTCTTGGTTTAAAGATGCTAATGGAGACTGGAGATTTGTAGACAACAGAGTGAAAGCTTTGTTTGGTATTGGAACGCCAGATCCAAATTCGCCCTATGCTACCTTGTCTTCTGCCTATGGAACAGGTGGAGCGTCAGGAGGCGATGCTGAAGATTTTGTTTTAATTGCAAGAGACAAGCTTGGTGAAGATGCGGCTAAACAGTTTATTGATCTTTCGCCAATTCCTGAAACAAAAAAACAAGAACTTCTGACCAAGTTAGAAAATAATAAATTAACTCCGTCGGAAAATTTTAAATCTTCACAAACCAACATAGAAAGCTATCAGGCAAAGCAAGAAAGCGGCACTGCTGGCGCTGGCGGGGGCTATGGAAGCGCATTCTCTTCCTTTGCACAAACTCCAACTGAAGAGTATCAATACGTACAAAGCTACACCGATCCAACTTCATCATTGGATTTTTTGGTCAAGCAGTTTGCTTCAAATTCCTCTGTCATGAGCGACTATCTAAAAGATGCAGAGATAGTCTTAAGAAACAGCGGTATTTCTAACCCAAGCGCGGAAGACATTAGAAAAACCGGCATCAATATGATGCGCATGGATTTAGCAGGGGTTTTTGGCTCTACTACTGGAGGCACTACTACTGGCGGTGCAGGCACTGGCACACAAACCGGTGATGTAGCTGGCGCAGGATCTGGTACAGGATCTGGGGCAGGAATAGGCCCCGGAACAACGACAGGCGCTCCGGGAACCACCACAGAAGGTCCGGGAGGGCAAGGAACTGGGACTCAGGGCACTGGCACAGGAGATGCTGCTGCTCAAGCTGCTGCCCAAGCCGCAGCACAAAAAGCCGCATTGCAAAAAAGGCAGCAGACTTACAAAGCTCTCATGGGGATTGCGGCACTACCAGCTATTCAACAAGCTGAAGCCAAAACCTCTGGTCCCTCCGAGGCTTTCTATTATGGCAAGGAATTTAATGCTCCCACCCAGCAGATTGGTTCCAAGGGGGAATTAATTCAACAGCAATACCAACCTCTGAGCGTCACCATGCCGGGTAAAGAGCCTGAGTTTCTTAAGGCAAGGCAGGTTGTGCCCGGAGAGAAAACAGATGAAAATGATATATCTTCGTTAATTGGCTTGGGTGAGGATATTGATTTAAACGAGCTAATTGATATTTTAGGGCGAGGCACATATGGCATATGATTGGAGCGGGAACTACATCCCAGACCCCACAACTTCCACTACCGGTGGATCTACTACCGGCTCCTCCTCAAGTATTGGGGACTTCTTCTCCAATATCTCTAGCGGGAACTGGGGTAATGCTTTAAACACTATCGGCAGTGTCCTGTCCGGCGGTTCCGGGATAGGGACGCAGATTGCCGGTGTGGCTGGGTTGTCCTATCTTTTAAATCAGCTTGGCGCTGGAGGTGGTGGAACTCCCTATCGCGGTTATACAGGTGGCATCCCAACCTACACCGCAACAAGAGAGCAGACCCCTTACTCCACATCAACGATGACAACCGCAGAAGGCAAGGTTGTTCCTCGTCGTCCCGGTTCTGGCGGTATTACCTACTTTAAACCTACAACCTACACCAAGGCTGCTGAAGGCGGTCTTATGGATGGTTTCCCGTCTGAGAATATTATTAGGATGAATGAGGGGGGTATCTCTTCCCTTGGCGGGTATTCAGATGGCGGTCAGCTACTAAAAGGTCCCGGTGATGGGGTCAGCGATTCTATCCCTGCCACTATTGGAGAGAAACAACCTGCCCGTCTTGCTGATGGCGAGTTTGTTGTCCCGGCGCGGATTGTTTCAGAACTAGGCAATGGAAGCACAGAAGCAGGAGCAAGAAAGCTCTACGCCATGATGGAACGTATCCAGAAGTCCCGTGGCAAGACGGTCGGCAAGAACAAGGTTGCCGTCAACTCAAAGGCAGATAAACATTTGCCCGCATAAGGAAATATCATGGCAGATACCACTTCCACTGGCGTGACTGGAACAACCAACGCCCCAAACACCTCTCAAAGGGTAGGTTCAGAATCCTCCACCCTATCTGAATGGGCAGGTCCTTATGTAACGGAGATGCTTGGCAAAGCCAAAGGGCTTGCAGAGACTCCGTATCAGATCTACCAAGGACCCATGACTGCCGGTCCATCCGACCTACAGTCAAAGATGTTTCAAGGTCTGGGGAGTCTGTCGTACCCTTCGTTGCTTGGGAAATCCTTTGGTGATGTTTCCCAGCAATACATGAACCCGTATCTTCAGTCGGCTCTTCAGCCTCAACTGGATGAACTGCGCCGTCAGTCACAGATTACCCAAATGCAGAACGCAGCCAAGGCAATTGGCGCGGGCGCGTTTGGTGGTACTCGTCAGGCTTTGATGGATACAGAAACCCAGCGGAACCTGATGCAAGAGATGAATAAGACTGTTGGTCAAGGGTATGCCACGGCGTTTGATAAAGCCATGCAGCAGTTTAATCAAGAACAAGCCCAAGCCAAGACTCTGTCAGATATTCTGGGAGAGGCAGGAAAGTCCCAAAGAGACATCGAACAACAAGGTGTCACGGCAGATTACAACGAGTTTCTTGCCCAGCGCGACTACCCACAAAAGATGCTTCAGTTCCAGCAGTCCATGCTACAGAACCTTCCTATCTCCACGGTTAGTTATGCGCCGGGTCAGCAAAGCAATCTTGGTCAGTTTTCCTCGACCGTTGGTGGTCTAGGTAGTCTGCTGAATTCCTTGAAGGGTCTGGGCGTGAACATCGGATCTATTGCCAAATAAGGTAAAAAAAATGAACCTTATACAAATTCAAGAGCGTTTAAAGGGTCTGCCTACGCAGGCGGTTGTTTCTTACGCTAATGGCGGGAACCCTGATGTTCCACCTTATCTTGCTCTTGCTGAACTGCAACGCAGGAATGATGTTGAACAAGCTGCCAAGAAAGCAACTCCCCCAGACATGTCTGTCAAAGACCGGGTGGAACGCAAGGCTATGGAACAGGCTTCCAATCAATTGATGGCAGATCAAGCCCGTCAACAGCAGGGCGGTCAGCAGTTAGCCCAGCAACTAGCCCAGCCCAGAGAAGAAATCCCTGAGGGAGTTCCCCAGCCAAACCAACTTGAAAGCGTACCCACATACGCAAACGGTGGTATTACAAGATTACCAACCGGCAATATGTTTAACTTTGACAGCGGCGGTATTGTTGCCTTTGCTGAAGGTGACTACGTAAAAAATCCTTTTACGGAAGAAGAAAAGCCAAAGCAGGAAAAGAAATCACAGCCCAAAGGGATTGCAACACAACAGCCCAAAGCTTCCCCGGATTACACAAGGATGGCTGTGGAACAAGCTATGCAGGATGTGCCTATGCCGCGTAGCCCTATGGAACTTCTTGAGGAGCGCAAGAAGACAAGCCCAATTCTCCAAAAGCCTCTTGGGGCTGACTATGAAAGCCGTCTAAGAGGGCTTGAGGAACAGGATATTAAGAACCAACAAGCTTTCCAAGAGCGCCAAGAAGCCCAGAAGAAAAGGGATTTTTGGAATTCATTGATTGCTGCTGGTGAAGCCACAAGAAGTGGCGGGAATGTATTTGGCGGTTTTGGTTCTGCTTATAACGCAGCCCAAGCTGCTGCTGATGAACGATACGCCCGTCAAGAAGCCCAGCGCCGCCAACAGTCTATGGATATGGCAAGGCTGAACTTTGAGATTGCAAACCTCCGCAGAGCAGAAGAGCGCGGCGATATAGAGGCTATGGCAAAGCATGAGCAGAAGATTGCTGAAATCAAACAAAACATGGCTCAGAACAGGGCTACCGTACTTGGTCATGCAGCAACTGCCCAAGAAGCTGAAAGATCGCATCGTGCAACAGAAGCACTTCAAGCACAGCAGATTGCTCAGTCCGCTTCGGCATCTAAGGCTTATGCTCAGACTGAGATTCAAAAGAATCTTGCTCTTATCCAACAGCTTTACCCCAACCTTCCGATTGATCAGCAACTTGATAAAGCCAAAGATCTGTCTTCCGCTGCCATTAGATCAGAAGGTGCATTGGATGTTGCCAAACAGAAAGAAGAGGCAGCTATTCGTGCTAAGTACCAGCCATTGATACAAATGGCAAAGGATGAGGCAAGCAAACAAAAGCTCATCCAAGAAATGGAAGAAGCCATACGTAGATCCAAAAGCGGTGGTATCGCATCAATTCCGACAGCCCCGCCTAATACTGGCAAGGGACAATGGGGACCAGCACAAGTGGTGAGATAAAACATGGCGCTCTATCAGATTAAAGCACCTGACGGAAAAACTTATCGTATTGAGGGTCCTGATGGAGCTTCTCAAGATGATGTTATCCGCGCAGTCGTAGCCCAGCATCCTTATGCTGGTTTCACCACAGAAGAACTCAAGGATCAGCCCAGAGCGCCGATGTCTTTAAAAGACACGGCTAGAGCCGGGTTGGCAAGTCTTGTTGGTTCTGCTGGGTCGATTGCGTCTGCGTTTGGTGCTGAATCTGCTCCTGCTAGAGGTCTTAGGGAGTACGCTGCTGAGATTCAGGCAGGGATGTCGCCGGAGCGTTTGGAAGAGATGCGCCGCCGTGAAGAGATCATGAGCCGCGCAGGTGAGCAAGGTATCGGCGCAGAGATCATGGCAGGTCTAGGGTCTGTCGCAGAAGCGCCTGTTCAGGCTACCGTGTCTGGTGTTGCTTCTTCTCTCCCTGCGATTGGCGCTGGTCTTGCCGCGATGGTTGCGTCTGCTCCTTTGGCAATTGCTAGTGCAGTCACCCTGACCGCCAAGCTTGTTATTGGTGCCCTACAGGGAGCCGGTGAAGCCAAGGGCAATATCTTTGACAGCGTCACCCAGAAGCTAATGGATGAGAAGGGCTTGTCTCGTGCAGAGGCTGAAGCCCAAGCCGTTAAAGCCCAAGAATATCTAAGCTCCAATGCCCCCGGAATCATGGGCAGCACTGCCGCTGGCATGTTGGATTCTGTTACCGGTGTGGAATCCATCCTTGGAAAGACCGCCAAAGCTAAACAAGCTACCCGTCCTTTGACCCAGCCTAGCGCCATAAGGACTGCTGGTCGCAGTGCTTTGGAAGAATCTATTCCAGAAGGCATTCAAGGTGGCGTGGGTCAAATCACAGAGAACGTCGCTCTACAGAATGCAGGGATAGATACCTCAACCTTCTCCGGCGTTGCTGGCGCAACCGCACGGGATGCCTTGATGGGTGCCCTAACAGGTGCGGCAGTCTCTCCGCTTCAGCTATCCCAGCTTCGCCGGGAACATGAGATTGATAAACAAAGAGAGCGGGACGAGGCTGCTGCAAAGCTGGATCAGGAGATTGCACAAGAGCAAGAAACCCTGCGTCAAGAACAGGAAGCCAAACAGCAAGCCGAGGAACAGGCAGTCATGTCTGCCCCGCCGGTAGAAATCAAGGCTCCGACCAACGTCCATCCTATTCGTAATCCATTGGGGGACATCTCCAAGGAAGATCTACAGGCAGAGGGGATTGACCCTTACCTGAATCAACATATTGATGAGTACCGCAAGACGGTGGGTCTGCCCCCGATTAAGAGCTACTCCATCGAGGACATTGCTGATGCGATGCCCGGTGTAAACCCGGCAGAAGAGCAAAAACAGATAGACACCATCCTTAACTCCCGTACCGGGTATCAGGGTGAGCGTTTAACCGCACGGGATGTGATTGACCAAGCGCAGGCTAAACAGATCCCCACAGACCAAGCTTTCACGGACTTCCTGACCCGAACCACCGGGACGGGGGATCTGAACTCCATGTCCCAGCCGCAGCTATTTGCTGCGTTTAAATCTATCCAAGCCCTGCCGGAGAAGGCGGAGCTGGAGACAGGAACGAATGCCATAAGGTTTACAGATCAGCAATACAACGCTGCGATTAAGTCTTTGGACAAGACGATGGGTGACAAGCCCATCCTGACCGCAGAAGCCTTGTCGGATATTCGCCTCTCCACCGGACTAAAAGAGGATGCCTACGCCAAATCGATTCTGGACGAGGCTGTTCGTCGTGGGGATGTGGATAGGCAGGGAGACCAAATATCGCCTCCTACGAGCGCCGCAGTCCTGCCAAAGGGCTACAAGATCCAAGAAGGCATGTTTGAGCGGGGCGAGAAGCCAGAGGGCTACCAAATCCAGATGGGCGACATCACCTTGCCTGAGGTGTATGCGACCGAGGAAGAGGCTAATGCCCGGTCTCAGGAGTACGTCAAGGGTCAGGGTAGGCTGGTCAAGGAAATCAACAACCGGATTGAGCAGAACGAAACGACCCTGCAAAAGGCTGAAGAGAAGTTAACCAACATGCAACTTGCTGGGCAGACCGGCATTGAGTACGACAAAGCCCAAGCCACCCTTGGGAAAATCCGTGTCAAGGTTGCTGAGAATCTTGATCGTTTAAACAAACAGCTTGAACGCGTAGATCCGGAGAAGGCTCCTGTCTCTGTAATCAAGGCGAAGGCTAAACGGGTCAAGGGCAAGGGCTATACCCTGTTCAAGGACAACAAGGCGGTTCAGGTATTTAAATCGCGGGACGAAGCCGAGCGGGCAATTGTCCAAGGTCTGCCTGAGGAAGAGATCCAAGCCCTAACCCAAGCCAAGGGTCGCCGCACCCTAAAGCGCAGGGCAGAGGAAGAGATCCAAAGAAAGGCAGAAGAGAAGCGCAAAGAAGAATACGCCTCCGTAAGCCAAGTCCTTGAGAACAAGGTAAAGCCACCTCTACGTGCGTTGCTTGACCGGTTTGGTCTAAAGGATGTCGCGCTAGAACTTGAGAAGGACATGAAGGCAGAGGGGGAGTATTCCAAGTCTGTCATCAAGATCGCCCTTGATTCGGCTAACCCTATCAGAACCCTGCGCCATGAGTCCATCCATGCCTTGAAAGAGTTGGGATTCTTCACGCCCCAGCAATGGAAGGCGTTGGAGAGAGAAGCTAAGACCAAGTGGATAGACACCTACCTCAGGCAAAGAAACATTAATGGTGACCCCCTAGAGGCTGGTCAGCAGTCCCGGTATGACGCATACATGAATGTCTACAAGGGAGACCAGAACGCCATTATCGAAGAAGCCATCGCAGATGCCTTTGGCGACTTTGACATGACTAAAGCCCCTCCGGGGATGATGTCTGCCATCTTGAAGCGTTTAAAGCTGTTCTTTGAGGCGCTGAAAAATGCTTTTGCCGGGGCTGGGTTCCAGACCTCCGAAGACATCTTTGGCAAAGTTGAGCGCGGTGCGCTTAAACCGACCAAGCAAGTTGTTAAACCATCCGAGCCTAAGTTTGATCAAAACGATGCTTGGCGGGCTACCCCCCAAGAACGTGAAGAAGCCTTGGACATGTACGCCACGGACGGATTCTTGCCTTACACATCACAAGGACGTTTAAACGTACCTATCGATGAGGTTAAATACTCGTTACAGAAATACAACCCTGAGAAGCATCTGTCCTTTGATCCGGCGTTAAATCTTCCCATCAATAAGGACGGGACGATCACCCTGTACTACCACACCACCAAAGATGAGTCTTTGGCGATTAACAGTACCAAGGTTATCCCGGCGCAGGGTCGGAACCGAATCCATTTAACCAATGAATCCTCTGGAGCCAAGATCTTGGTTGAGAAGGGGGACATGGAACAGGATGTGGATGGCAGCACCGTCTTGGTGTATGTCACCCCAGACATGTTGCAGGTAGACAGAATGTACGACGATGGCAGGGTGGATGTGTACATCCCCGTTGCTCAAGGGGAGTACTTCAACAAGAAGATGAAGCAGCATTCCATCCAGAAGGCTAGGTCGGATGCTATTGCCAAGTCTTTTAGTTATGACGACCATGAGAAACGTATTACGGATGCCATAAAACAATACAAAGCTGCCACCGTTGCTGAAAGAAAAACTTTAGTAACCAATGCAAGAAAACTGTTGAAACGGGAACATAATGTTGGTTCTTTATTAACGGAGAACGGTAAGCTAGAGAAGACTCGTATTGGTGATTACAACCTTAACTACGATGGGTTGCCTGTTGCTTCTCAGGGTTTAGGTTTGGCTTCTGCCCAGAAGATTACTGAAAAGACTTCTACCTGCCCTCGTTCTGCCATTTGTGAAGGTCTTTGCTTGGGCGAGACATCTGGCGGGAACTTCATGTTTGGCGGCGCGGCGGCTGAAGACGTTGGCAGCATCAACAAAAGTTCTTTCCGCGCAGGGGCAAGGATGGTTCAGTACCTAAAGACTGAAGCATTGATTGTGAACCCAGAAGCTTTTGCGGTCATCCTACAGTCAGAGATTGACTCCCTGAGAAAATGGTCTGCTTCTCCGACTGTCCGCAAGAAGAACGCGGAAACCGGGAAGATGGAGAACATCGCCAAAGACATCTACGCACCCGCTGTGCGTTTAAATGTTACATCGGACTTTAAGCCGTCCATGTTCCGTGGCGTTATAGACGGCAATAAGGATGTGATGTTCTATGACTACACAAAGATAAACAGCGACTCTATTGCGCCCAACCATCACCTGACTTATTCCTCCACAGGATTTGGTCAGATTGTTGACGGCAAGCCCGTGTTCTTCAAGAACAAGGCTGGCAGGTACGACCACAACTGGGAAACAGTGAAAGACCGTTTAAACAATGGTTTCAATGTGGCGATGGCTTTCTCAAGCAAGTCTGCCCTGCCCAAGTTTTTGAAAGATGAGAAAAGCGGCAAGACCTATCGCATCTTGGATGGTGATCTGTACGATGCCCGTTACTTAGACCAGTACAGCAGAGAGAAGGAAGAGTCTGAGGGTGCAGGGGTCATTGTTGGTTTACGCAACAAGGCAGGTACATTAAGCGAGAAGAACGCCACAGAGAAGACCGATGGCTTCTTTGTTAAATATGATCCAAAGACTGATGGAGACACCGTCGTTGCCCCAGATCAGGATCAATTTAAAACGGCAGAACCGCCAAAGCCTGAGCTAACCAAAACAATTCCAATTGCTGTAAAGAAATTTAGCCTAAGAGATCTTCCAAAGGGAGAAACTTATATTCTTAAAAAAGGCACAAGGATATATCACGGAGCGCATCAAACTAGAGCTGAAGAAATCAAAGCTGGTGGTAAAAAATTACTAGCAAGACCGCCATATAAGTCTGGTGGCGGCATGATGGACGAGGGTAACTTAATTTGGTTTGGTGGTGAAGATCTTGCAACAGGTCACTCAAAATCAGAAATAGATACGCTTCGAGCTAAGTATGATGAAGAGAAAGGTTTGTTACGCATGGAGGGGGATGTTTTCTCTGCCATCACAGACCAAGATTATTCTTTGTTAAACCGCAACAAAAAACTTACTCAGGCAGAAGCAAATACTTTAAACAAAGCGCTACAGCTTCCCGATTACAAAAAAGTTAAAGCTGGTGATGGCTTGTGGCAAGCCGCCCGTAGAGCGCATGATGTAAGCCCTGTTGTTGACCACTGGAAGGTTGGTTACTCTGGAGATATGACAGACTCACTAGCAAAGTCATTGACTGCACTTGGCTACGATGGTTTGTTTGATGAAACTGGCATTGCTTTGGTAGCGAAAGAGGGAATAGACATTAGTCAAACTCCCATGAAACGCTATTCTTTGCGCGACACGCCACAATTTAAAAAGTGGTTTGGCGAATCGAAGATAGTCAACGAAGACGGTACGCCCAAGGTCATGTACCACGGGACTGCGCAAGACATTACTGAGTTTAAACCTAAACAAGCTAATGCAATATTTGTAACTGACGATCCTAAGTTTGCTGGAAGTTTTGCTGAAATGTCTGAAAACTACATGCAGCGTAACCCAAGGGAATTTTTTACTGAGAAACAAATAGATCAATTTAAAAAAGAGGGAGCAAAAGTTGCAAAGGCAAAAGGCACCGATCCTCTTGATGAGTATCTAGAAATAGCTCGTAATAATTTGGCATCCCGCGCAAACATCCTTCCTGTTTACGTTAGCGCACAGAACCCGTTTGATTTTAGTAACCCTGAACACATCAGGGCAATAGAAGCTGAGTCAACCTATGCTTTACCAATAAATGAAATTATTACTGGCACATGGGAAACAATAGAAACGCCCCGAATTCAAGAGCTTATTAAAGCCGCTGGCTTCGACGGTTTTTACGTCAAAGAAGGCGGCAGGAAGAACCTTGCTGTTTACAATCCAGAGCAGTTAAAGTCTGCCACTGGCAATGTAGGCACGTTTGATCAGTTCAACCCTGACATTCGTTACAACCTGCGTAACACCACCGACCCTGCCATCATGGCTGATGTGGACAGGGTGACTACGGCTCGTGTTGAGCAAGGTTTTGTTGAGCGCATAACCAATGCTCTTTCCCCGGAGTCCTTCTCCTACTTCCGCGAGAAGGCTTTAAACCGGTACAACCGACTGGGTGAATACGACAGGGCGCTTGTGCAAAAGATGGGTGGCGCAAAGCTCATGGCAGATTCCAGTGCTGAAGCTGCTGCCTTGATGTCTGATCTTGGCGCGGGTCTTACCGCATCTGCCCTTGGTGTTCATGACCGAGTAGGAGGTGTCCCTGTTTATAAGAACGGGGTAACCACGGTCAGCAATTTGAACAATACGGTCAAGGGTCCTGTTGCCATCTTTGCCCCGCTCGCCAAGTATGGAGATCCCACGATCTACCAGCTTTACCAATACTGGGCTGGAGCCAAGCGCGGCAAGAGACTGCTGGCAGATGGCAGGGAAGAGGTTTACACCCCCGCCATGATTGCTCGCGCCCAAAAGATTGGACAGCAATATCCTGAGTTTGACCAGATCCAGAAGGAATGGATCAAGTTCAATAACGGTCTTGTTAAGTTCCTCGTGGACACTGGAGTCCTGTCCAAGAACAAGGCTGACGAGTTCACCCGGTACAGCGACTATGTCCCCTTCTACCGCCAGTTTGACGGGGAGAAGACCATTGGTCCGAACCTGTTCGCCTCAATCTCCGGGGTCAAAGGTCCTAAAAAATTAAAGGGCGGGGAAGCTCCTCTGGCAGACTTCCTTGAGACCGTTGTCAGGAATACTCAGTCCTCCATCCAGATGGGGATCAAGAATGTCGCGGCACAACGGGCAGCAAATGTGGCAACGCAGATTGGGCAGGCTACACGTTTAAACCATGTATCTTCAGGTCCCGATGTCTTCACGACCTTAGAGAACGGCAAGCTGACGTACTACCAGAGCCATGATCCATTGTTCATCAATGCGATCAAGAGCCTGAACCTGCCAGACCTGCCGTTCCTTGGCTTATTGTCCACCCCGGCAAATGTCCTGAGAAACCTTGTGACCAAAGACCCCGGCTTTATGCTGGCAAACATGGTCAGGGATTCCATGTCGGCATATGTGACCTCAGGGGCAAACATGAAGCCTGTGGTCTCAACCATTGCCAATTTCGGTAAGGCAATATCCAACTCCTCACCGGAGTACGCTGCCCTTTTAAACGCTGGTCTGATCGGCGGTTACGAGTTTTCCCAGAACGTCGAGCAGTCAGGCAAGACGATGGAAGAGGCAATGCGGATCAAGGCTGGGATCAAGAAAGGCACGGATTACTTCACCGGTGTCTGGCAAGCCCTTGAAAAGGGCACCACAGCCTCTGACGCAGCCACCCGTATGGAGGTGTACAAGAACACCCTAGCTGAGACCGGGAACGAGGCAGAAGCCCTGTTTAGGGCGATGGAGGTCATGAACTTCAACCGCAAGGGAAGCTCTGCTGTAATCCGCGTCCTGACAGCCGCCGTGCCGTTCCTAAACGCCCGTATTCAGGGTCTGGATGTCCTGTACCGCGCCGCCTTTGGAAGAATGGGGAATGACCCCAAGGCAGTCCAGAAAGCGTTTATCGTTCGCGGCATGACCATGTTCGCCCTGTCCTGTATGTACTGGGCGCTCACCCATGATGACGATGAGTACAAGAAACAGGAGCAGGAAACACGGGACAACTACTGGCTGTTTCCATCCTTGGGTGTCAAGATCCCTATCCCGTTTGAGGTGGGTATCCTGTTTAAAGTCATCCCCGAACGGATCATGGGGGTCACCTTTGGGGACGACACAGGCAAAGACTTTGCCCGGTCAATGGGACGGCAGCTTTCCTCCACCCTTGCGTTCAACCCTATCCCACAGACTGCCCTGCCGCTTGTGGAAGTGGTTACCAATCATTCCTTCTTCACCGGTCGGGACATCGTTCCTCAGGGTTTAAAGGATGTTGCCCCGGAGTTCCAAGTCGGTCCCGGAACATCGATGTTTGCTCAATGGATAGGTAAAATGGCAGGGCTTTCCCCCATCCAGATTGACCATCTGTTCAAGGGCTACACAGGCACGATGGGTGGATATGCGGTGGATGTCTTGGATATGGTCATGGACTTCAACGGCGACTCTCCCAAGGTCTCCAAGCGTCTGGAGCAGATGCCCATCATCAAACGGTTTGCCCTTGACCCGGAAGCACGGGGCACCGTCACTGCCTTCTATGAGATGAAGGATTCGGTGGACGAGGTTACCCGCACCATCAATCTCTTGGAAAAATCCATGAACTACAAGGACATGGGTGAGTACATGACTGACAATATGAAACTATTGGCAACCAAGGATTACATCCAAGACCTTGAGAAGCAGATGAAGGAGCTACGGGACATGAAGAACATGATCCGCAACTCCCAGATGAGCGGTGATCAGAAGCGCGACGCGATCCTAGACATTACCAAAATGGAAAACCAGCTTACTCAGAATATGCAGAATCTGAAGAAGATGGTCTCAGAATAAGGATGCTGTTGTCGAAGAGCCAGCCCACGGTCTTTCTGTGGGCTTCTTCCCATACGTTTAAACGCTCCTGCTTGGAGAGTTTACTTCCCTGATCTATTTCGTAATGGCATTTATGGCATAGGGCTGCGATTCTGTAGTCATGGGCTTTAATGCCTTTGCCCTTCCCATCCCTAAGCTGATTGCTGTGAGCCGCCACGACAGTGCCATCTTCTATACCGCAGTGCTGACATGGTGAATGCCTGACGGCTTCGAGAAGTCTCTTGTTCCTATAGATCACTTCTCTTTCCACTTCATCACGGACGGGCTGACCACAGATGGATTGAACTGTGGTGCTTGCCGACCCAGACTCTCAATGCCTTGAGCGCACTGGATTCTGAAGTCTGCCCATTTCTTTTGATACTTTGGGTCTTCTGTCGGGGGAGTCCATCCGGCTTTACGCCAGCGAATCGTAATGTCTGTTGTTGATGGCGTGTAAACGTAGTTATCGTTTAGAGTCATTCCGTTTTTAGTGTTCATCTTCATACCTCTTACTTAAGTCAATCAATTTACGAATCTCTTCAACGGGGATGTCTAGCTTTTCATGAATCAACAATATGAAATTGGCAGACACTCCATTCTTTCGATTGCGTACCTTGCTTATAACTGACGGTGGCATTTCAAAGTAATTCGCCAGTTGCATGTCTGTCTTTAAATTTAACTTCGACATCAAATGGTCAAGCAATACATGAGGCATCAGATTCTCCGCTATCTGTCGTTTTCTCATATGCTCTCGCTGGCTTGATTGCTTGAATGATAAACGCAAACTTATCTTTGTTCTCATCAATCATGATGGGCACAAAGTCAGCCTTATATATATCACGAAAATCACTCATTGCTGTCTTGCCAACGCCAGATTCATATGCCTCTTGATTTAAGAATATCAGTTGTTCTTTTTGCATGATCCTTGTATGACTTGGATCACCGAATGCCCAAGGCGAATGTCTTGATGGGCATGTTGCCAACAGCTTGCCGCCGGGCTTTAGGATTCTCCAAAACTCAGAGAACTGTTTAAAGAAGAACCTGTAGTCCCCTTGCGCCCCGGTATGTTCCAAGACTTCATACGCATGTATCTCATCAAACGTATTGTCATCAAACGGCAGGGGCATATCCATCAAATCCCATAGAACATCAGGATTATGCAAATTGCAATGATCAAGAGTAATGAGATAGTCGAATCCATGAGTACCATCCGCAGTGATCTTCTTGCGTGTGTCGGAGCCGCATCCGATTAAAAGTTCGCGCTTCATTCTATGTACTTTGCAATGATGTAAACGATACCCATGAGGATAAACATGCCAATCCCCAAAGCCATTAAGGTCAAACC